TTATGCTTGCTTTTGGGCAGGTTTAAACTCCTTAATCAATGCGTCAATACTGATTATTTTATTTGATTTGCGTTTCGGTAGTGATTCGACATAGTGTGTGTAGATGTCGAGAGTAGTTGACGGCTTAGCGTGTCCGAGTTGTTTTTGCACATAGTGGAGTTCGTGACCTGTATATAACAAATTGGTGGCACAGGTGTGGCGGAGCGAATGAGCCGTAAATCTATCAATCACAAACGGTACACCTTTAGGGTCATACTTACTTTTAGGCTGTCTTTCATAGTCTGAAAAATCGCCGTACTTAATATTAAGATCTGCCATATAGCTGTTCCATAATCGCCGCCACGCTGTATCACTCATCAGAGTACCTTTTGTGGAAGTCACAACAAAATCATCGGGTTTATGCTCAGGTTGCTTTTTCAGAAAGTCAATAAGAATTTTCGGAACATCTGTAACAGTACGCACTCCCGAAATAGTTTTTGCTCCTTGCTCAATATGCGCCTTACCTTTGGTCACAAGTTTCTGATGAACATCTATTGTTCGTTCGGTTAGGTTTATATCTCGCCATTGCAAGCCGAGGCATTCGCCCAGTCGCAAACCTGCAAACATCATTATCATTGCAGGTAACTGTGCACGGTGTTCTGTTGATACCACCCACAATTGTTCCTGTGCGGTCAATGCTCGCCGTTCTGAGATTTTTGCGTCACGGGGTATCTCTATGTATTGTGCAGGTGAAAATTCGATTACACGGTTTTCTATGGCATAATTGAACACCTGCCTTACTGCACCACGCCAATCACGCAAAGTCTTTTTTGCGGTCGGCTTGCCTGTGTGTGAATTGCAAGCGTATTCGTCAAGAATTATCTGCTGAAAGTCGGATTTGACAAGTTTGTTAATCGGTCGGTCATTCAGGGCAGAGAAGTGGCTCAGATAAATTGAATAGGTTTTGTACTGCCCCTCGGAAAGTATGGATTTTTTGTAGGCAAGCCATAAGTTAACGAGTTTGCCCCATTTCATTCCTGTGTTTAGTACATCCATACCCTTGCCGATTTGTAACTTGATAAGCTGTGCCTTTTCTTCAACCTCTTTGACAGAGTAACCGTTGACGGTTTTGTATTTGCGTTTGCCGTCCTCGTCTTTGCCAAGATATACAGACTTTTGATAGCGTCCGTCTGCACGCTTTTTAAGTTTTGCTTTTGCCATAATATAATACACTCCTTTTGTTTAAAAAAAGGGTGCAAAAATCCCCTGATATTCAAAACTTGAAAAATTCAGGGGAGTGTGATACAATATTATTGCTTTTAGTAGTATCACTGCACCCTGTGTGGTGGTTTCCGCTCTGTTCGAGGACCAGTCGAGCAGGGCGGATTTTTTATTTATTATTATCATAAAAATGCAACGGGCACCTCGTACTTGACGAGATGCCCTTGCTTAATACTGTCTGTGCCTTATAGCACTGCCACTAAATGGCGTCATATTAACAGTATATCATATTGTATGCCACTCGTCAAGAATTATTCTTTTCAAAAGTATATAATGCTTTCAATTTTTCATTTATTTTATCTAAATCGGACTGTGCTAATCTTACACCATACAAACTGTGAGTTTTCATAACTGGATTTACAATACGCTTTTTGCTTATGGTTGTTATTTGACCTATATTTGCAACGGTACCGGGCTTTAACTTATCCATAGCCTTCAAATGCTTACTTATAGTCGCAATTTGCAAATTTAACTCTTGGGAAACCTTTCCTTGTGAAGATAGAAATTTTTTATACTCATCAAAGGTAATAACACCGTTTGCACAATCTTCTAATTTGCTTTCTGAGAGTTTGCTCATCTCGTCTATTCGTAATTTTGTTTTGTCAATTTTACGCTTAACATTCTCGCTGTATAATTCATATATACCTTTGTCTAAAATGCAACTAAAACGATTTGCCTTGTATGAAGTCTTTAATGATATTAGAGGTATAACCGTGATTGTATCAGAATAGAAATCATTTTTAACATCAATTACAACTGCGTAATGTCTTCCACCCAATTCTCTGCCTATTCTATATCCAAATTCTACCTGCAGAACATCTCCTCTTTTGTATCGAATAAGTTTCTTAGGGTCAAATTCGTCTTCTTCGGTAATGTATTTTGAGTAATCTTTGAGCCAATATGCTAAAAGTGATACTCGCTTATTATCTTTATCGGTATTGCGACTTAGCAAAGCCTGAAACATATTCTTTATACTGATTACTGCATTCTCAATTAGTACTTTTAGTTCATCTAATGTTAGTAATTTTGACATTTCATCACTCCTCACTGCAACGATTTACTGACTTCTTTTTCAAGACCGAGGATTTGAACACGGGTGACGTCGTTATTTTTGCTACTCTAAATTGCATCAGCCTCAAGTTCGTTATAAACAACAGGCTCATAATCATAAAAGTGTCCTGATTTAATATGTTTCAATTCGTGTTTTGTTGCTTTTTGCTGAACAGCATGACTTAATAAAATATTTATGTAAACATTGAAATTACCGTCTGAATCCACAACAGTAACACCTTTTACAGTCAGCGGCAGTTCGATTCCTCTAATATAAATATCGCCCAATAATCATTCATCCTTTTGCAATGCCTCAATGATACGAACAGCTTTTTCAACATCTTCTTTTGTAGCACCTTTTGCAAGGCTGAACAGCATACGCATTTCACTTCTGTTTTTAAGTTCTTCAAGGTATTCCTGAAGTTCTGAATTAAGTTCAGCAGAAGTTTTTGAATCGGTAAGTGTGTTCATATCAACATTAAAATAGTCGGCAATAGCCTCTAATGTTTCGAGGTTAGGTTCTCTTGTGCCATTTTCATACATACTGATAGCACTTTTAGAACAACCTAATTTTTTGGCGAGTTCTTCTTGATTTAGGTTTGCATTTAACCTTAATTGTCTAAGTACATCGGAGAACATAAAATCACTCCTTGTGAAATTTTCTTTACTACATAATAACACGAACTGTGAAATAAATCAAGAAAAATTTTTCACAAAATGTGTTGACAAACATAAATTCTTGTGATAACATAATGGTACACGATATGTGAACTTAACAAGGAGGTGATTAAAAATGAACGCTTCTGTAATAGGCAAGAAAATCAAGACCTTGAGAGAAAGCAAGAATATCTCAAGAGAAGATTTTGCAAATGCAGTAAAAATCAGCTTATCCGCATTATCAATGTATGAAACAGGTCAGAGAATTCCTCGTGATGAGGTTAAGTTGAGAATAGCGAGATTTCTCAATACTACAATTGAGGAACTTTTTTTTACAAATTAAGTACACGGTTCGTGAACTTAATAAAAATCTTGCAATCAACACCCACACAATCAAAACTAAGGGGGAGAGATAAGGTGTTTATCCTTGAATGGTTAATGAAACACCCGATTTTTACATCTATTGCAGTATCCCTGATATCATCAGTGTTATCAGCGTTATTAGTATGCTTGATAGTGTTGACACGATGACGGGTATTGCTACGGAGTTTATCAAAAACTCTTTATAAATGAGGTGAAGAAATGAAAAATAAAATGATAGGCAACTATTCAAATGAAGGAGTGCTTAATATATCGGCTACAAATTTGCAGGAGTTTGAAAGCCTTATAAAAAAGGCAAAAAAACAAGCTGACGAATTGCAGGATACAATCAATCAGCTTGAATTCTTCAATTTTAGTTTTAAGTTCTCAACAGATAAGGATAATTAGTTACCTTCTATCATTCTTTCTGCATTGACAGCGGATATATCAGAATCTATGAAAGAAACAATAGCGTTTATAAATTCGACTAAGTTATCAATATTATAATCTTTGAATTTTCGTTCGTAATGTGTTTCATCATTACCAAGCCAAGCAGAGGCTACTGCTAATTTTTTGATTCTGTTGTTATCAATGTAATCATTGATACATCTTGATAATGGTGCTTTAACGATATTATCTTTATTGTTCGGCTGTAACATTATTGCGTAATCCTTTACTAAGAACTCTAAGGCTTTTCTGTAAGCCATACCTGAAATATCTTTTAATTCGTACTGTTCGGAAGCATAAGCCTGATTGTAAATGTTACAAAAATCAGGGGATAAGTCTTTTATGTGTTTAGGAAACTCTCGTTCTTCAACATTATAAACCGGCTCAAAACTTTCAAATTCAGTTTTATCGTAATAAGGACCTATATAGTAATTCCCTAAAAATGTCTTTTCACAATTGTGACAGAAGAAATGAACGAAAAGATTTGGAGAAGTATGTTCATCGTCAATATAGTAGGAGCTTAAATACGAGGGGTCGCCAGATTTGTGACACATAGGACAGACTGACGGATATTCGATTTCAAGATTTTTCTCACTAAGGTTATCGTTCAATGATTCGCAGTTATAAATTGTCTTTTTGATAAGCAAAGACCCCTTTCATTATATAGTGTAATGAATTGCCGTTCATCACTACATATAGTATATCATAGAAAGTTGGTGAAATCAATGCACATCAATGAATTTGCTGAAATCTTGCTCAAAAGCAGAAAACAGAAAGGTTTTTCGCAAAGTGAGCTTGCTAAGAAATCGGGCTTTACTAAAAGAGCTATTCAGTATTGGGAAAAAGGCAAAAAGAGCATTTCTCTTGAAAATGCCGACAGGCTCTTAACGGCTTTAGGTGTAGAAATCAAGATAGGTAAAACAGAAAGCAGGTGAGAAAATGGCAAAACTTAAACTTATTGACACAAAGGACAAGTTCCTTCTTGAAATTGACGGAACAGAAATTCCGTATGTTACAAGCTATCAGATAACACGAACGGTCAGCGAGGTTGTACTGCTCAAGCTGGCTCTCAGCGTTGCTGATGTTGAATCAGTCGAAATCGTTTCAGACAAAATTACCAACGAAAATTAAGGAGGTGTACATATGCCGAGAGAAAGACCTATCATCAATTGGGATGAAGTGCCGGTGATAATTGATGTGCCGTATGTGGCACGGTTGCTTGCACTTAATGTTGATTACACAACACGGCTTGCACAAAGGGGCGTTCTTCCTGCCCACAAAATCGGAAAGCTTTGGCGATTTGATAAGGAAGAAATCAGACAATACATAAAGGAGCATTAAAAATGGCATTTAAAGATTTAGAAACAAAAAGGTCGCTTAGAAAAAAGTACCGTGACAGCAAAGACCAGCTTAAATACACGCAAAAAAGTCTTGCAAGCACCGAGCAGGAGCGTGACATTGCGAACAGCCGTCTTGAAAAAACAAAAGCAAAGCTTAATAAGCTGACAGCCTTATATGTTGCCGAAAGAGCGAAAAACGCAGAGCTTATCCGCAAGCTCAAAGCTTATGAATCATCAGAACCCGAAACAATCGGCTTTGAATGTGTGGGGGTGGAGAAATGAAAGAAAATGTTTTTGAACGAATGGAAAGAATTGACGGACAGAGAAAAATCTCTGATTTCATTGTTAAGCAAAAACAGGATTATGAATTTAAAGTTAAGTATGCAACTATCAGAGCGAGAGAATTTGCTGAAGAGTGCGATAGACGAGAATTAAACTATCACGTTTCGGTTGGCGGTCTTGATAGCATTACATTATTTATCTTTTTAAAGTCGATCGGAATCCATGCCCCAGGAATCAGCGTTTCTTATCTTGAAGATTCAAGCATTCAAAAAATACATAAAGAACTCGGAATTGAAAGGTTAAAGCCATCAGTTCGGTATGTTGACAGTGCAGGAAAAGAACACCGCTGGACTAAACAGGATATAATTCAGGAGTTTGGATTTCCTGTCTTATCAAAAGAAATTGCCTCCAAGATTGAATTACTTGCAAATCCGACCGAAAAAAACAAAACTGTTCGACACGCTATTGTAACAGGCGAAACAGGGGCCTATGGTGGTTATCAAAAAAACAGTCGTATGAAAATGTCGCAAAAATGGCTTGAAAAGTTCGGCGGTTATGCGAACAATGAAGAGGGTACAAATTACCAAATTCCAAATTTCAAAGTGTCATCAAAATGCTGCTATTATCTAAAAGAAAAGCCTTGTGACACTTGGGCAAAAGAACATAACAGCGTGCCTTATCTTGGCTTGATGGCTTCCGAAGGCGGAAGAAGAGCTAAATCCTTAATGATAAATGGTTGTAATTATTTTGGTAAATCTACAATCAGATCAGCACCGTTTGCGATTTTTAACAGACAGGACATTTTGCAACTTGCTCTTGATTTAAATGTTCCTGTTCCCGAAATATACGGAAAAATCGAGAGGCAAGAAGATGGTACTTTGTACACAACCAAGGCTCAAAGAACAGGCTGTTCAATGTGCGGATTTGGTTTGCACTTGGAAAAGCGCCCTCATAGATTTGACTTACTTAAAGAGCAAAATCCTAAAGAGTGGGAGTATTGGATGTATAACTGCTGCACAGATGATAAAACAGGCGAAAGATACGGCTGGGCAAGGGTGTTGGATTATATCAATGTTAAATATTAATTGCAATTGCAAAGAAAAATCCGCTGAAGCTCTGCAAAGCCTCAACGGACAAAGAAAAATACCTTAATTAAATGATAGACAATTTTAAGCGAATTGTCAAGGAGGACTTTAATATGTCAGTAAAAATATCAGCTTTTGAAATCGAAAATGTAAAAAGAGTAAAGGCGGTTGCTTATGAACCGACCGAAAACGGACTTACCGTGTTGGGCGGTAAAAACGGACAGGGCAAGACGTCTGTTCTTGACGCAATTGCGTGGGCTCTCGGCGGTAATCGTTTCGCTCCGTCTGCTCCGTACCGTGAGGGTTCAACGATTCCGCCACATCTCAAAATCAAGCTCTCAAACGGCATTGTAGTAGAGCGTAGCGGTAAGAACAGCAGTCTTAAAGTAATTGACACCGCAGGCAACAAAGGCGGACAGGCTTTGCTTGACGCATTTGTCAGTAACTTTGCTCTTGACCTGCCGAAATTTATGAATGCAACCGGCAAGGAAAAGGCTGACACGCTCCTGCAGATTATCGGTGTAGGCAACAGAGTTTACGAGCTTGAAACGCAGGAAACACAGGTGTATAACGAGCGCCGTGCTATCGGTCAGATTGCAGACCAAAAGAAAAAGTTTGCCGCCGAAATGCCCGAATACGAAGGCGTGCCGAATGAACCTGTATCAGCCTCTGAACTTATCAATAAACAGCAGGCTATTCTTGCACGCAACGGTGAAAATAACCGTCTGAGAGCAGAAAAAGATAACCTTGAAATCCGTGCCAACAATTTGCAGAGCGAAATCAACAGGCTTAACGAGGATTTGAGAAAATACAATTCCGAACTTACAAAAGTGCTTGCACAGCTTGAACAGAGCAGAAAGACCGTTGCCGAACTGCACGATGAAAGCACGGCAGAGCTTGAAAGAAACATTACCGAGATTGACGAAATTAACCGCAAGGTCAGAGCCAACCTCGATAAAGCGAAAGCTGATGATGATGCAAAGGAATATTACGGCAAGTACGCCGATATGACAGCACAGCTTGAAGAAATCCACAAAACAAAATATGACTTGCTCAACAACGCAAATTTGCCCCTTGACGGCTTATCGGTTGAAAAGGGCGAGCTTACATATAACGGTTTTAAGTGGGACAACATGAGCGGTTCGGAACAGCTTCGTGTCGCTACGGCAATTGTTCGCAAGCTCAATCCCGAATGCGGATTTGTCCTGCTTGACAAGCTCGAACAAATGGATACCGACACACTCAAAGACTTTGCACAATGGCTTGAATCAGAGGGATTGCAGGCTATTGCAACAAGAGTTTCAAACGGGGATGAATGTTCAATTATCATTGAGGACGGCTATATTAAGTCCGAAACAACCGCACCTATTACAACACCGACTTGGACAGAAGGAGAGTTTTAATTATGGCTACAAGAACTACAGCTAAAACAACAGCAAAAACAAATACAAATGAATGTGTAATCAAATGCAATCCGCACAGAGAGCTTGCCTGCGGTTATACCAAGGTCAAGATTATGCCCGAAAATTATTCGAGAATAGTTTTGATTGCAGGTATGACAGGCAAGTCAATACAGGATCTGACAAACGAACTGCTCAACTACGCAATCGACTATGTTGTCATTGATGTTGACGGCAATAAAATCAATTTTTCAGAAGTACAGGGGGTGAGATAAATGAACATCACAAGAGGTAAAATCAAGTCGGCTCAAAAGGTTGTAATTTACGGTCCCGAGGGTATCGGCAAATCAACATTTGCTTCGCAGTTTCCGAATCCTCTGTTTATCGACACGGAGGGCAGCACAAAAAACCTTGATGTTGCGAGAATGGATAAGCCGACATCGTGGACTATGCTCAAAAGTCAGCTTGAATATATCAAAAGCAATCCGACTGTATGCAAGACGGTTGTTATTGATACAATCGACTGGGCAGAACAGCTTTGTATTGATGATATTTGCTCAAAGTACGGCAAAAAAGGTATTGAAGATTTCGGTTACGGAAACGGATATGTTTACGAAAAAGAGGAGTTCGGCAGATTTTTGAACAGCCTTGAAGATTTGATTGACAGAGGTATCAATGTTGTGCTTACCGCACACGCACAGCTCCGCAAGTTTTCACAGCCTGATGAAATCGGTGAATATGACCGCTGGGAGCTAAAACTCGGCAAAAAGACTGCTTCACAGATTTCTCCGCTTGTAAAAGAATGGGCGGATATGGTACTTTTCGCAAACTATAAAACAGTAGCGGTAGCAACCGACAAAGACGGCAGAAAATACAAGGCACAAGGCGGTGGAAGAGTAATGTACACGCTGCATCATCCTTGTTGGGACGCAAAGAACCGTCACGGCCTGCCCGAAGAAATGGATTTTAGCTACGCAGGCATTGCCCATATTTTTAGTGATGTTGCACCTGTAAATATCACCACTGTTACGCAGAATCCGACCCCTCAGCCACCTAAGGCAGAGCCTGCGACACAGCCTGTGCCACAACCTGCACAGATTGAAAAAGTTCCCGAGCCTGTACCGCTGTCAACACCTCAGATACAGAATGATAAATCTGTCAATATTCCCGAGGGCATACCAAAAGCTCTTGCCGACCTTATGAGAGCTAACGGTGTTGATGAAAGCGAAATCAGACAGGCGGTGTTTACACAGGGACACTACCCTTACGATACACCAATCACAAACTATGACCCACGATTTATTAACGGTTGCCTTGTGGGAGCGTGGAATAAGGTATTCGAAGTGATACAGAGCAACCGTGACTTACCGTTTTAATAAGAAAGGAAGATGTATAAATGGATAGAGAATTTGGTTGGAACGACGAAATAACCGAAGAGGGCGGAAATTATGAACCGCTCCCCGAGGGTGATTATGATTTTACAGTAGCAAAGGTTGAGCGTGCTCGCTCACAGGGTAAAGGTAAACTGCCACCATGCAATATGGCGAAAGTGACTTTTGATGTGTGGGGAGCAGATGACAAGCGAGAAATTACAGTTAATTTCGTACTGCACTCCTCGCTTGAATGGAAGCTGTCACAGCTCTTTTTGTCCGTGTCAATGAAAAAGCACGGCGAACCGCTCCGCATGGACTGGACAGGCATTATCGGCAAGAAAGGTAAATGTCAGGTTATCATCCGCAAATATGCCAAGAATGACGGCACAGAGGGCGTAACAAATGACATCAAGTATTTTTATGCATACGATGAGCAGGTGACAACGATATCGCCTGCCGTAGCACAGTCTGCACCTCAGCAGTATGTACAGCCTACATATCCGCCACAGTATAACACACAGCCTGCAACGCCAAATACTGCGATGCCGAATAACTGGACACCGGGTAGCTTTTAATGCAACTTCGACCGTATCAGAATGAAGCAAAGAATGCCGTTTTCTCCGAGTGGGAAAGCGGCAATTTAAAAACATTACTTGTCTTGCCTACAGGCTGTGGCAAGACGATAGTTTTTGCAAAAATCACCGAAGAATGTGTCCGTCGAGGTGACAGGGTGCTGATACTTGCCCACCGTGGAGAATTGCTCGACCAAGCGGCGGACAAAATCCAAAAAGCAACAGGGCTTAATTCGTCAGTCGAAAAAGCCGAGCAAAGTTGCATAGGTTCGTGGAACAGGGTTGTTGTAGGCTCTGTACAGACGCTTATGCGTGAGAAAAGGCTGTCAAACTTTGACAGCGATTATTTTGACACAATCATCATTGATGAAGCACATCACTCAATCAGCGACAGCTATCAGCGTGTGCTTGAGCATTTTGACAATGCAAAAGTGTTGGGTGTTACAGCAACACCCGACCGAGGAGATATGAAAAATTTAGGAACAGTATTTGATTCGCTTGCGTATGAATACACACTCCCTAAGGCTATCAAAGAGGGGTATCTGTCACCGATTAAAGCTGTGACAATACCGCTTACACTTGACCTTTCAGGAGTTGCCACACAGGCAGGAGATTTTAAAGCAAGTGATATTGACACGGCACTTGATCCGTATCTTTATCAGATTGCCGAGGAAATGAAAAAATACTGTAAGGACCGTAAAACTGTTGTGTTTTTACCACTTGTAAAAACATCGCAGAAATTTAAAGACATTTTGAACGAAAAAGGCTTTAAAGCGGCAGAGGTCAACGGTAACAGCGAGGACAGAGCAGAGATATTGCAGGACTTTGAAAACGATAAATACAATGTCTTGTGTAACTCAATGCTTTTAACCGAGGGTTGGGACTGCCCAAGTGTTGACTGCGTTGTTGTTTTAAGGCCCACAAAGGTTCGGGGGCTTTACTGCCAAATGGTCGGCAGAGGTACAAGACTTGCTCCAAACAAGACGGAGCTTTTGCTACTCGACTTTTTGTGGCACACCGAAAGACACGAACTTTGCAGACCTGCACATCTCATTTGCGACAATGAAGAAGTCGCACAAAAAATGACAGAAAACTTATCAGAACAGGCAGGCTGTCCGATTGACATTGAAGAAGCGGAGGAAAAAGCAAGTGAAGATGTTGTTGCTCAGCGTGAAGAGGCGCTTGCAAATCAGCTTGCGGAAATGCGAACACGCAAACGCAAACTTGTAGATCCGTTGCAGTACGAAATGTCAATTCAGGCGCAGGACCTTGCAGGATATGTTCCGGCATTCGGCTGGGAGTGTTCTCCGCCTACAGACAAACAGAAAGCAAAACTTGAAAAGCTCGGAATATTCCCCGATGAAATCCAGAGTGCCGGCAAAGCAAAACTTATTCTTGACAGGCTCGAAAAGCGAAGAATTGAGGGCTTAACCACACCTAAACAAATCCGTATGCTTGAAAGCAGAGGTTTTCAGCACGTGGGCAAATGGCAGTTTGACGAAGCGTCAGCTTTGATTTCAAGGATTGCCGCAAACGGTTGGAGAACTCCGAAAAACATTAACCCGAAAACATATGTACCGCAAAGCGAGGTGAATACGGTTGGACTTACTTAATGCACTTGAATACATCAGTCCGTCAGAGCTCGACTACCAAGACTGGGTAAATGTCGGAATGGCACTCAAACAAGAGGGGTACAGCGTAAGGGACTGGGACGATTGGAGCAGAGCAGACAGCCGATATCACAACGGTGAGTGTGAAAAGAAATGGCAGAGCTTTAACGGCTCTGCCTCACCTGTCACAGCAGGCACAATAGTCCAAATGGCAAAAGACAGAGGTATGACTTTCCGTGAATCGAAAGAACTCGGCTGGGATGATGAAATTGCTTTTGAACAGGGCGATATCGGAGTAACAGCCTGTGAGGGTGTAAAGTTTCACGAGCCTGCAAACTGGAATCCTGTGAATGAAATCGTAACCTACCTTGAAACCCTCTTTGACAGCTCCGAAAATGTTGGCTATGTAACCGAAACTTGGGAGAAGAACGATAACGGCAAGGTTAAATATCTGCCTACAAAGGGCAGTTGTGACCGTACAGCAGGTGAGCTTATTGCCGCACTTAATAACTGTGACGGCGATATCTCAAATGTATTTGGTGATTACAAACCCGAGGCAGGTGCGTGGATAAGGTTCAACCCATTGGACGGCAAGGGTGTTAAAAACGAGAATGTAACCGATTATCGTTACGCTCTCGTGGAATCTGACTGTATGGCTCTTGAAGAGCAGAATGCAATCATCAGAGAACTTGAATTGCCTGTTGCGGTGCTTGTTTATTCGGGCGGAAAATCAGTCCACGCTATTGTTAAGATTGATGCCGCAAACTATGACGAATACCGCAAAAGGGTTGATTATCTCTACAATGTATGCCATAAAAACGGCTTTGAAATCGACAAGCAGAACCGCAATCCGTCAAGGCTGAGCCGTATGCCCGGTGTTATCCGCAACGGCAAAAAGCAGTTTATCATTGACACAAACATCGGTAAATCAGACTTTGCCGAGTGGAAAGACTGGGTGGAAAGTATCAACGATGACTTACCCGACCTTGACAACCTTGCAGATTTTTTTGAAAATCCTCCTGAACTTGCTCCGCCTCTGATTGAGGGAGTATTGCGACAGGGGCATAAAATGCTCCTCGGCGGACCCTCAAAAGCAGGTAAGTCATTTGGTCTTATCGAATTGTGCATTGCAATTGCCGAGGGTACAGAATGGTTCGGCTTTAAGTGTGCACAGGGCAATGTCTTGTATGTAAATCTTGAGCTTGACCGTGCGTCCTGTTTTCACAGATTCAAGGATGTATATGAAGCACTTGGACTTGAACCAAAAAACTTAAACAGAATTGATATTTGGAACTTGCGTGGCAAGTCCGTGCCTATGGATAAGTTAGCGCCTATGCTCATACGCAGAGCTTTAAAAGGCAACTTTATAGCTGTTGTGATTGACCCGATATACAAGGTTATCACAGGTGATGAGAACAGTGCTGACCAAATGGCACACTTTTGCAACCAGTTTGATAAGGTGTGTACCGAAATCGGTTGTGCGGTAATCTACTGTCACCACCATTCAAAAGGTGCTCAGGGCGGAAAAAAGTCAATGGATAGAGTTTCGGGCTCGGGTGTTTTCGCTCGTGACCCTGACGCACTTCTTGACCTTACAAGACTTGAAATTAGCGATGATTTGATGAAACAGCAAAAGGATGAAAGAACCTGTAAAATCTGCAAAGACTGGATAGGTCGCTTCAACAAAATCAGCGAAGTGTGTTCGCAGGACGATTTGGTAATGGCAAATAATATGATTGACATCGCACGCAAAACGCTTCCTGAACAGTCTTTTAAGCTGATGATGTCAGATGTTGCCCGTGCCGAAAAAACCGTAAAAGGGATGTCAGCGTGGAGAATAGAGGGTACTCTGCGAGAGTTTCCGGCATTTGATGCACTTAACCTTTGGTTTGATTATCCGATACACAAATCAGATACAACAGGTGTGTTGAAAGACTGTAATTTTGAGGGCGATTTTAACATCAAAGGCTCGCCCTACAAAAAGAATTTCGGTAAGAAAAAAAGTGAATCGGAACGCAAAAAAGAACGCTCAGAATCTATTATGACAGCGTTTACTGCAGAAGAAAATAACGGTCAGGCAGATATAAATGACATTGCTACATATCTTGGAGTTACCGAAAAAACAGTCCGAAATCGACTAAAAGAACACGGCGGATTTTGGATTGACGGCGGTAAAACAGGATTGAGGGAAAAGGAAAAAGTCGAATAAATTTTCCCTTTCCGTCAAATTTGGAAGGAAAATTTTATCGAGAATTTCCTTTTCCGTGAGGGAAAATAAGGAAAATTTCCCGAGATTTTCCTTTTCTAAAAATGACGGAAAATGACTTTTTTCTCGAAATTTTCCGAGGGAAAGAAAAACCCTATATATATATTCTATATATATAGGAGTATTTCCGTTCCCTAAGGTCACAGGGGTGAAGTAGTTGTGCGAAGCTTACGCACAACAACTCCTTCCCCTGACCTGTGACTAAAAGCAAAATTTTAAAGTTAAGAAAGGAATGGTAAAAAATGGCAAAATGCAAATCGACTTCAAAAGATAAAAGATTGAAAATTGCTAAGGGAATGCCACCTTTGAGGCGAAAACTTCCAAATAAAAGTTACAGTTACAAAAACGATCAGGTAATGGATTGGATTTCTAAGCGACCGGCATTGATTGATTATGTGTTGGATAAGTTAGTAGCTAACGGATACATAGTTTATGACCCGAAATTAAAGTTGTGGTATGGAGTTGATTATTTTGAAGAAAATGAAGACTGAATTTTTTATGGCGATGATACCGCCGACCGTAACTGCACAGGAACATAAGGTTATGGTAAAAAACGGCAAACCTGTTTTTTACAATCCGCCCGAGGTGAAACAAGCAAGAGAAAAACTCACATCACATTTGGCAAAGTTTAAACCGTCAGAACCGTACAAGTCGGGTGTCAGGTTGATAACAAAGTGGTGCTTCCCTCGCGGTAAACATCAGGACGGCGAATATCGTATAACAAAACCTGACACGGACAATCTGCAAAAAATGCTAAAAGACTGTATGACCGCTCTCGGCTTTTGGTCTGATGACGCACTTGTTGCAAGTGAGATATGCGAAAAGTTTTGGGCGGATGTTCCGGGTATTTACATTGAGGTGGAAATGCTGTGAATATCTCGGAAGTTAAACGCAACCTTGAAAGAACTGTGCTGTACAATGGAGCAGAATACATTCTGAAAGGCTGTATCATCAGACGGAATACAACGGGTCGGTTTTACTATCAGGCAGAGCTTATGGACACCAAAGCCAAAAGCTCGTTGATTGTGACTGCACTTGATAAGATTGACGAAAGGAGAGAAAGCGTTGAAAGCAAGAATACCAGTTAAGCTGAAAAAGGAGGCTATGGCGGAGATTAACCGCCTTGCCGACAAAGAATATCAGAAAGTCAAGGACAAGGAAATTGCGGACGCCACAAGGCGAATTTTTAAGACTATCGTATTTGCCTTGCATAAGGATTTCGGCTTTGGTCGTGATAGATGTGCAAAGGCTTTGAAGTCGATGACTGAGATAATTGAACACTCCGACACTGACGAAGTCTTTTGGGAGCATATCGACAGGGTTGTCATCGACAAGCTGAAACTTGAATTTGACAAACGAGATTACACCGACAACGGAAAAGTTGTTAATTTTGAAGGAGACGAAGAAAATGATTGATTGTTCTAAAACTGAAAATTATTTTGCTGAAAAGCGAAGAATGACAAAAAGAACAGAGGGTGGAATATGTAAACTTAAATGTTCTAACTGTCCTTTGTGCAGTGAAAACAACGGTACATCTGAAAGTTTATCGTGTGGGTGTTTTGAAATGTATTATCCCGAAAAGGCGGTTAAGGCTGTGCAGGAATGGTCGGATGAACATCCGCCAAAGACATTTCTTACGGAGTTCTTGAAGAATTATCCGAACGCAGAGCTTGATTGTAAGGGAACACCTAAACGGATATGCCCACATGAGTTAGGACTGACGGACATAGATGATTGTGGCGATAACTGCGTTAAATGCTGGAATCAGCCTTTTCCAGAAGGGGAGGAATGAGATAAATGAGAGTTTACCAGTGTGATTGTTGTGAAAAAGTTATCTCGAATCCGCACAAAGTTAAAATGAAGGAATTCTATATAAGGATTGATACTGATTGCATCAGTGGGATTGCAATTCCTATCGAAAGCAAGGGAAGAATTAAAATACATCTATGTGATGAATGTTACAAAGGCTTAAATCTTATTGGTGAATTGGTGCCGAAAAAGGAGAGCGTAAAAGGCAATGACAAACTTTGAAAAAATCAAACAGATGTCAATTGACGAAATGGCTCGGAGTTGTATGAGTTTTTTCGACTGCCCGTATGGCACTCCGTATGTCGGTTGCCCTATGGAAGAGCGATTTAACGACAGTTGCATTGACTGTACAAAACATTGGCTTGAAAGTGAGGTAGAAGAATGAAAGTACATCATTGCATAGATGTTTGTTGTGGAGGCCGTATGTTTTACTTTAATAAACATAACCCAGATGTAGTCTTCATGGATAACCGTAAATTTACTGATACTCTTTGTGACGGTAGAGCGTTTGAAGTCAAACCTGATGTTGTGGCCGATTTCAGGAATATCCCTTTTAAAGATGATACGTTTAATTTAGTAGTATTTGACCCACCGCATCTAATCAAAGTAGGGGATAAATCTTGGTTGGCAAAAAAGTACGGTAAACTTAACCCACATACATATAAAGATGATTTATCTAAAGGGTTTAGGGAATGTTTCAGAATTTTGAAACCATATGGAATTTTGGTTTTTAAATGGAATGAAACAGATGTTAAAACTAACGAGATAATTAAATTATCACCAATACCTCCACTTTTGGGACATAAAAGTGGAAAATTGAGTAAAACACATTGGCTACTTTTTATGAAAAATGGTACTGAAAGTGAGGTAGAAGAATGAGAGGCATTAAAAATATTACCGTTAATTACGATAACGGCGAAATAGAAACCTTAAATAAAGGTGTAGTTGTTGGTTTTGATGAAATCGACAATGAAGAAGAAACTATCAAAGTCAGATATCGTATGTGCGATATTAAAGGCAAGGATTTGCATTTGATTGTAAACGCTGTTGTTGCGTTGGCGCAGGAACTTGGTATGCTTGACGAGGAGCGTGATATAGATTGACAGCGAAAGAGATTAAGGACATTAACAGAGAGATTTCACGGCTCAGGGCGAAAATGGCACGGATTCAGGCTGAGGCGGACAACACGGCGGTGACGCTGGGTGAACGAATTGTTCCGTCAGGTCAGACATCCGACAGAGTGGGCAATGCGGTGGTGCAGATTGCCGATATTCAGCGTGATATTCAGAACCTTGAAATCCGCAGAAACTCGGCTCTGAACAGCCTCTCACGGGACGATTTTGTGGAAAACTGCCTGTTTATGCACCTCGGCTTAAAATACAGCTGGGCGAAGATTGCAGTCGATACAGGCGGAATCAATACCCCCGACAACATAAGAAAAATGTGCAACCGCCACCATTGGTAAAATTGTCCGTTTTTCCGTTTTAGGTGCGGTATAATGTAAACTGAAGAAAGCAACAAAACGACATAGGCATTTATGTCCTCCTAAAATAAATTGCACAGACCGCTCTCGTTTGAGGGCGGTTTTGTGTTGTGAGGTGAAATTGATGTATAAAGACAAATGCGGTACAGGTTACGAAAATAGCACAAGAGCGATTTTTCAGGGTGCAGAAGAATATGACATCCCGATTATCAAGCCTACAAAAATTACTGAAAACAAATTCATTGGATTTAACGAAATTTTAAGCAGTAAGCAAAGTGATTGCGGAGTACATTTTTTCCTTGACGATTACCAGTTTCAGAGGTTGTGGAATACACCCGACAGGTACATTGAAAAGCTACAAAATTTTAATTGTGTGTTGTCGCCTGATTTCAGTCTTTACGCTGATTATCCAAAAGCGTTACAGATTTATAACCACTATCGCAAGCATTGGATAGGTGCATATTTACAACTCTACGGCATTGAGGTAATACCTACAATTTGTTGGAGTGATGAAAAGAGTTTTGAATGGTGTTTTGACGGCGAACCTATTGGCGGTACTGTTGCCGTGTCAAGTGTCGGCACACAGAAAAACAAGATTGCCAAAGAAATGTTTTTGAAAGGTTACAAAGAAATGATTGAACGCTTACAGCCTGAAACAATTATCTTCTACGGCAGAGTCCCCGAAGAATGTAAGGGAAACATCATCAACATCAAATCGTTTCAGGAAAAATTCAAAAGGGTGTTATAATGGGCGGAAGAGGCTCTTCAAGCGGTATAAGTGATAGGGGCAAGAAGTACGGTACAGAATATCACACAGTTGCTCAATTTGGTGAAATAAAAGTAATTCGTATGAATGGTAATACTTCGATAAAAGCTCCTATGGAAACTATGACAAAAAATAGAGTGTATGCTACTCTTGACAAACAGAGCAACATCAAAAGTGTTACTTTTTATGACAACTACGGCGAAAGAATAAAACAAATTGACGTTAAAGGTAGACCTCATAATGGAATGATGCCACATACCCATTTGGGCTATGAACATAATGAAATTGGAGATCGTCAATTGACTGATAAAGAACAGAAATATGTAAGTGTATTATTGAATAAATGGGAAAGAAAAAGAAAACACTTGAATATTTAGAAATTTATTGATATAATATTATAAACGCAGGGGATAGTTTAAATAGGAAAACAGTTTTTACAGATTCCGGTGCAACTCCGGAAACCTGTGTTTAAAGACAGTACAGAAATGTGCTGTCTTTTCTTTTGCTGATTTTTAGAAAGGGCGGTGATACCGTGAAAGACAAATTAAATGCAAGGCAGAGGAAGTTTGCTGAATATTATACACAAAGCGGTAACGCCGCTGAGAGTGCTGTTAAGGCAGGATATTCCGCAAAATATGCTAATACCAATGCTTCAAAATTACTACAAAATACTACAATCGCAAATTATATCAAAGAGCTTTCAGAAAAGCTTAAAGACGAACGCATAATGACCGCAAAGGATAGACAAGTGCTACTTTCTGATATTGCGAGAGATGACGAAAACGAACCTAACGACCGCATAAAGGCAGTTGATACACTTAATAAAATGACGGGAGAATATACTGTCAAGGTTGACGCAAAGGTTGAGCAATCCGAAAAGCTCTCTGATGTGTTCAGACAGTTAGGCGGTGAGGGCTTGAGTGAGTAGCTTTCCTTTGTCGCAAAAATACATTGACTTCATCAACACAACGAATGTGTCAGCTGAATTTCTTGAAGGCACGACAGCCTCGGGAAAAACAACAGTCGGGGCAGGCGTTAAGTTTATGCGAATGGTGTCGCAGTCGCCGAAGAAGCTTCACGCAATTGCCGCCAAGACAACTGGTAAAGCCGAAGAAACCATTATTCAACAGGACAACGGTATTCTCGACTTGCACCGCAACGCTGTCTATTGTGGTAACGGCGACAAGGACTACAAGCTCCCGCATATCAAGTTTGAGGGCAAAATTATCTATATTCTCGGTTACAGCAGTCGGGATAAGTGGGAAATGGTTCTCGGTGCGCAGTTTGGGTGCGTTTATATTGACGAAATCAACACCGCCGATATCGAGTTTATCCGAGAGATGTCAACCCGTAATGACTATATGCTTGCAACGCTGAATCCCGATGATCCGAGCCTGCCTGTGTATAAGGAGTTTGTCAACCGCTCCCGTCCTTTTAAAAAATATGAAAACGATGTTCCTCCCGAGATTACGGCGGAGCTTACCGAAGAACCTGTACCGAATTGGCGGTATTGGTTCTTTTCTTTTGCCGACAATTTAAGTCTTACACCCGAACAGATTGAAAAGAAAAAGAACTCTGCACCGAAAGGTACAAAGCTCTATAAAAATAAAATCTTAGGTTTGCGAGGCAGAGCAACAGGTCTTGTGTTCCCGAATTTTGAGAGGGCAAGACATATCAAATCAAAAGAGTGGGCAGGAAAGTTTTTGAACTGTAACCGCAAGTCGGAACACTTTGTTCAGTTCACCGCAGGTCTTGATACCGCCTATTCGCAGAAGTCGCCTGACACTATCGCAATGACATTTTACGGCATTACCAATCACGGCAAGTGTGTTCAGCTTGATGAAAGAGTTTATAACAACGCTGAAATGCAAACGCCTATTGCCCCGAGTGACACGGTGAAGAATTTTATTGATTTTCTTGACCGCAACCGTGATGAATGGGGCTTTGCACGCACGGCTTTTATTGACAGTGCCGACCAAGCGACTATTACCGAATTTCAAAAGTATAAGCGACAGCACGGCTGTGTCTATGACTTTGCAAATGCATGGAAGAAAACGAGGATTATCGACCGAATCAATCTTGTACTAGGCTGGTTTGCCACCGACTGTTATTTTGTGCTTGAACATTGTAAAAGCACGATTGCTGAGTTTGAAATTTACAGCTGGCGAGAGGATAAAGACAACACACCCGAGGACGGTCACGACCATTGCATTAACAGCGGTCAATATGCGTGGTTGCCGTTTAAAGGGCAGATTGGCACAGATATTGTAATTGACAAAAATGCAGGCACCGTGATAGAATAAACACGATACCTGCATTAAACGGTAGGCGGTTCTCCTCATAAGAGGAGGTGATAACCATGACAATTTCCGATGTATGTTTACTCGGCACTTTAATCGTCAGCGTTATCGCTCTTTGTTACCAAGTCTTTGGCAACAAAAAGTAATTTTGTTTCTTCGTACATATATGTACACTTAAATAAAAAAGAAACTAACCGCCCGAAATTCGACCCTCTGGCGGTTAGTTCCTAACTACACTGGGGAGAACCGCTTATCGCAGGTATCCCTCTTCTATAATTATATTAAACCAAATAAAGATAAATGTCAAGCATTCCGTTTTAGGAGTGCTTTTTTATTTGCAATGGAAGTGAAATAAATGGGGCTGATTAACAGAATGGCTGAATCTATCAGATCGGGAATTAAAAACTTTTTGCAGATTACTCCTGCAAGCGACAAAACAATTACCGTCACCGAAACAAGCAATCATCTGACCGAGTGCTTTATCAATCGCATTTGGTATTGGGGCAACAGCAGACAGCTTGCGGAGCTGTACAGGCAGATTGATACAAACAAAACTATGTTTTGGGCGGCAAAAAGCACAAAGGGGCTTGAAATCCGTAAAATACACACGGGTTTGCCGGCACTCATCTGCGAAACGCTTGTGAATATCGTAATTGCCGACTACAACGGCACAGATGTTACAAGCAAAAATTCAACCGCTTATGCAGAGCGTTGGGAAGACATTGAAAAGCAGAACAAATTGTCCGACACGGTTAAGCAAATGCTCCGTGACCTATGTGTTGTCGGTGACGGTGCTTTTAAGGTCAGCTTTGACACGGCTGTATCAGATGTTCCGATTGTTGAATGGTATCCTGCCGAAAATATCGACTTTACATATGTGCGCGGCAGAATCCGAGAGGTTAAGTTTTACACCGATTACACGCAAAAACACCGCCGTTACCGTTTTGAAGAAACATACGGTTACGGCTATATTCACTATGCTTTGTACGATGACAACGGCAAAGAGATTGACCTGCACACGGTTGACGCTCTTTCGTGGATTGATTCAAAGGGCGTTACATTTGACGAATCATATATGTGGGCTGTACCTGTCCTTTACGGCAAATCGTGCCACAAGGGCAGAGGTGCGGGCATTATCGGCATAAAAACAGACGCTTTCGACAGCCTTGATGAAGTGTGGTCACAGTGGATGGACGCACTCAGAGCCTGCCGAACAAAGCAGTATGTGCCTGGTTGCCTTGTTCCGAGAAATCCCGAAACCTGTCAGCCGATGTCGCCAAATCCGTTTGACAACCGATTTATCACCGTGGGCAACGATATGTCTGAAAACGGCAACGGCAACAGGATTTACACCGAAAGTCCGCAGATTCAGCACGAAAGCTATTTGAGTTCATACATTACTGCCCTCGACCTCTGCTTACAGGGTATTATATCGCCGTCAACTCTCGGCATTGATACGAAGAAGCTTGATAATGCAGACGCTCAGCGCGAAAAGGAAAAGACAACCCTTTACACAAGGCAGAACCTTGTGAAAATTACGCAGAACGCACTTCAAAGCCTTGTTGCAGTTGTACTCAATGCAGACGGTGAACTTAACGGCAATGGTATTGTTGAGGGCTTGGATGTGTCCGTAAACTTCGGCGAATATGCAAATCCGAGCTTTGAAAGTCAGGTTGAAACCGTGTCAAAAGCAAGACAGGGCGGTTTGATGTCAGTTGAAACCTCGGTTAACGAGCTTTACGGCGACAGCAAGTCGGAGGATTGGAAAGCCGAAGAGGTGCAGAGAATTAAGGAAGAACAGGGCATTGCAGGCGAAGAAGAAAAATCGGAGCTTGACGATGTGGACCTTACCGACACAGAAGAACCTGACAATAACGCAGATGATGAAGAAAATGCGGAAAATAATGCAGAAAAAACCGAAAGCAATCCCGAACAGAACGATACACAGGTAAAGAATGAGTGATTACAATATCAGAGAAGCCTTTGAAAAAATCGAAGATGAACTGATTGACAGCATGATGAGAAATTTCAGCCGTCACAGAGCCGAAGAAACCAAAGAGGGTTACAACTGGACACAATGGCAGGCTGAACAGCTCAAAAGTCTTGAAGAGTACCGCAAGCACAACGCAAAGAAATTCGGCAAGCGTTTCAAAACCATTAACAGCAAGGTTGAAGAGATGATTCGCACCGCCAAAGCTGACGGAAATGCAAGTCAGGAGGCAGAAATTCTTGAAGCTGTCAAGGACGGCTTCAAAGCCCCGAAAAAGCCGTCAGCACACAGCACAGCCGAGTTTTTTAAGGTGAATGACCGTAAACTTGACGCACTCATAAAATCGACCACAGACGATTTAAAGAGGGCAGAAACGGCAGTTTTGCGTATGAGCAACGACAAGTACCGCAAGGCGATTTTTAACGCACAGGTTGCAATGAACACGGGTGCGGTTACATACGAAAAAGCCGTTGATATGGCTTGTAAAGATATGCTCAACGCAGGTCTTAATTGTGTGGAATACAAAAACGGTGCAAGGCACACGCTCTCTGATTATGCGGATATGGCGGTTAAAACAGCCAACAAA